AGAAACAGATCCAGCGATGACGTGAACATATCCACCGCCGCCGCCTCCACCGCCTCCACCGCCCCCGACGTTTCCAGCGCCAGCATTAGCTCCGCCGCCGCCCGCTCCGCCGTTCGCTTGAATGGTTCCTGAATTAGCAAGAATTGCGCACGCTATCCAAACAACGCCGCCGCCGCCGCCGCCACCGCCGCCACCGCGACCAAGCGTAGTACCGTCACCGCCACCAGATCCCCCGCCACGGCCCCCGGCTCCGCCAAGGATCAAACTACTTGCGTAAATAACCTGAGACCCAAGAGCTCTCCACAAACGAAGAGTTGAAGTTCCACCCGCAGATCCGGCACCGCCGGCATTTGCTCCAGCTAAACCAGATCCACCTGCTCCGGCCTGTCCCCCAGCGCCTCCCATTGATGGGTTGGCATTTGAAGGAGCAGCTCCGGCAGCTCCTGCACCGATAACTCCAGTCGCCCCCGCAGATCCTGCGGCACCTCCACCGACAGCAGCGCCAGAAGCCGCAGCTCCAAGAGCGCCGCCCGTTTGTGTGGTCGCCGTCGCCCCCGCAGTTCCGTTGTTACGAAGAACAGCAGTGGCGTTGATCGTCAAAGTTCCTTTAACATAAACCCTAAATCCTGCGGTATTGAATATCGCAGAAGCTGGAAGAGTCAGATTGTTGTAGTGAGTATCTCTGGTCAAAGTGGTAGTACCAGACAAAGTCTGATCTCCGTCTTCGCCAGTTCCAAAATCATAGTCAAAAACAGCGGACAAAACTCCAGCAGAAAGCTGAAGACCTGAGCCAAGAGTTAACTGCTCAATGCTTCCAGAACCTGCGGTTGATCGTCCGAGGATAGTCTGTGTAGCAATATTCTGAATCAGAGAAAAAGTCACAGATCCAGAAGTAAGCGTTGCTTGTTTCCCGGCAAGTGCCGTAAAAACTGCGTCTTGCGAAGGAGCAACGTCAGTTACTCCACTTGTAATAGAGTTTGCTACCGCCGCAGATTTTGCCCTCGCCGTTGTGAAATAGAGATTCGTGCCTTCAGCTAAATTTGTTGTCGATTTAGCAGTAAATGCAGAATCAAACCGGGCTTGCGTGTAGTAGAGATTTGTTCCTTCAGTAAGATTTGTCGTGGTCTTGCCAGAGAAAGCAGTATCGAATCTTGCAGAAGTGTAATAGAGATTCGTTCCTTCAGCTAAATTCGTGGTCGTTTTCAATCCAAATGCTGTATCAAATCTCGCCTGTGTGTAGTAAAGATTTGTACCTTCAGTAAGATTGGAAGTTGTTTTCCCAGAAAACGCCGTATCGAAACGCGCAGAAGTGTAATAGAGGTTTGTACCCTCAGCTAAATTCGTGGTCGTCTTTGTCGCAAAATCCGTATTGAAGAGAGTTGTTGAATAGTATTTATTCGTCGATCCTTGCGTCAAATTGTCCGTAGTTTTTGTGGCAAATGCCGAATCAAATCGCGCCGTCGTGTAATAAAGGTTTGTGCCTTCAGGTAAATTAGTTGTTGTTTTAGCAGAAAATAAACTCTGCCAAGCCGTGTTAAAGTCTGTAATATCAGAAGCAACATGCGTATGAACAAGAGCAGCTTTCCCCGAAAGCGCCGTTGCTGTCGCTGTGGAAATAGGTTTATTTGCGTCTGAAGTGTTGTCTACGTTTCCAAGACCAATGTCGGCCTTTACCTGAGGAAGCTTTAACCAGTCAGCATTTGAAGCTGAACCTTTAGAGAAATAAATGTCGCCATTTGCCGTGTTTATGTAGTGATGACCTGCCGCTGGAGGAGGTGTCGCGGGAGCGCCAGAAACTTTGAAAATATGCTGTACATCTGCCATTACATCTCCAAAAGTCGATTGCCTAAATCATCCACAAGATAATCAAACGTGTCATCCAATAAATAATTAGTGACTGACCCAGAATCAAAAGCGCTAGACCAAAAGGCGTACGCCTCTTTTCTTCCTATGATCGTATTAGGAAAAGCTCCCGAGTAGATATACTCAACAACAAAACAAGGAGTTCCATCTGTCGCAGTTATCGGAGCCGTGTACTTAAGACTAGGCCTTCCAGATAAATCAAACTGAATAAACTCTTTGTTTAGCTCTTGTCGAATTGTCTTTAGAAGCTCTGTCTTTGTCGTAGGCTTCATCAAAAGTAAAAGACGGGGCCGAAGCCCCGCCTAATCTCCAAACTTAGTAGTTAGGAATATTGTAGATGATACCGGCACCATTTAGCTTCAAGTGAGCGCCCTCACCCCACAAACAAACGTCTGTGATGTAAGAGTATCCAGTTGTTGCACGCTTGGTGTAGTACTTGTTTCCATCTGGAGAAGTTTCTACTTTGAACAAGCCGTTGGTGTAGAGCTTCAGATCTTTAGGAGCTACAAGGAAAATTGTGTCGTCTTCTTTTTCCTGAATTCCCACGATCTTAAGCATCTTACCAGTTACAGAGCCAACCATGATCTCATCAAGCCCGTAGATTGTTGTCTTACGAGAATTTGGAATCACGTTGAACGCACCCTTTTGACCTTCCAATTTCTTCAGTACAGAACCGAAGTGTTTGAAAGACATGATGAAGGTAGGATCTGCACCCATCACTGCCAGGATAGACATTCTTGTGTAAGCGTCAAAGAGCTTATCAAGAATGTTTGAAGCAGAGATTGCAGAACCGTCGATCTGAACCGCTTGCAGGTAAGGATAAGCTGTTTTTGTTTGACCAAAAACTGTGGCCGATCCGCCGTTAGCCGCAGACAACAATTGATCTCTAAGAGATGTAAATTGCGCCGTCTGAGCACCGACTTGGTAGAATCGGGCGTTCTGAGACACTGTGTATGCAGAAACGTCAGCAGCAGCGCCGCCACGAGTAGCAGACAAAGTTACAGAACCAAGACCCAAAGTTCCGCCGTTTACGTTGATGGCGATAACATAGTAGCTTGCTGAAGCCGTGTTACCGTCGATCAACTCAACTTTTTGACCAAGGTTAAAACGCTCTGGACGATTTACCTCAACCACGCCGCCAACGGTACCGTCGACAGTCGCTTTAGCAAACGCTCCACCTTCCAAAAGAGAGTGTGAAACGATTGGCTTAAGATAAGCCATCATGTCATCAATCTCGTCAGGCAAGATTTTGAGGAAAGTTGATTCAGGCATTTTTCCATTGTGCTCTTTCAAGTCACGAGACTCGAACTTCAGAGCTGCCCAAACTTCTTTCATGTTTGTGATGTTACCGCGAACAAACTGAGATTTCGCGATATCATTCTCGTCAGTCAAAGCGCCAAAAGAAACAGAAGACGCCTGAGCACCTTTAAAAGGTACAGGAATATTTCCGCCCTTCCAAGCATCGTCGATGTCCGCGTTTTGCATGAACCAGTCACGCTTGATGTACTCAGTCTTGAGCAAATCAATCGTGAGGTATTCATTCAACATGCTAGAAAAATCTCTCATAGTAGCCATTTTTTACTCCTAAAATGTGTTTTCGGAAGCATTCTTCTCTTTAGCGAGTTTTCGAATGTCATCCAAAGTCTTTGGGGCCGCTTTTATAGGTGAGGTCCCTTTACCTGAGGAAATATTTGGTAGTACTGGAGGCTTTCCCGGTTGTTGTGCAGGAGGAGCTGCTTGGCCATTATTTGGCATTTGTGGTTGAGACATTCCGGGAGCTTGATGGCCACCAAAGAATTTTTCCAGAGTCCCACTCACCAACTGAATCGCTTCAGAGACTGGAAGGTTTTGGCCTTGCTGTCTTCCAAGTTCGATCCGGTCAAGTACAAGCTTTTTAAAAGCACCTTCGCCCATTCGGGATTCGTATTGAGTTTGAATCTCTACTACTTTTGGTATTTGAGAAAACAACTCAAACTCGCGCTCTTGATATTGACGCGACATGCTCTCGTTCTGTTCTTGCAACATCCGTGTTTGATATTGCTGCTGAAGTTGAGCTTTAGCGAACTCTCGATTTTTAGCAATTTCTTGCTGAATGTGTGGCGGCTGTTTTGCCTCTTCCACTTTTCTCTCGAGCCACTCATAAACATTCTGCAAAGGAATATTTAAAGATGCAAAGAAATTATCAAAATCTTTTGTCTTGGCAAAATGAGAAATCTGCTCGATCCCAGACTTTACCGCCTTAAATTCTTCAATCTGCGGAGTGTATTCGCCTTTATATTTTTCAAAGCTCTCTTTCACTCCGTCAAGACCTGCGGCCTTAGCGTATAAGGAGCGAACTTTCTCCTCTGTTTCCTTGTCTTTAATGACACCCTTTGCCCAGTCATCAAACTCAAATTCTTTTGAGTAAGACTTGTATTTAAAATTCGGGGTGTAAGGTGCGGGAGCCACAGGAGCTCCATTCGTTGGTGCAGCTGCTACGCCTAGACCTTCTGCCGCTGCCGACGTTTTTTCTGTAGCTGCAGCAGGAGCTGGACTTTCTGTCGCGGGAGGGGCGGCTGATTCTACAGGATTGCTAGGTTGAACATCTGCGCCTGTGGATACTGATTCGCTTACCGTGTCCATGGTGAGACCTCATTCCGAGAAGATGATTAGTCAAGCGACTAAACCTTCCCTGAATTAAGCCGCAGGAGCCTGACCTTGCGGAGGTTGAGACGGCCCTTGCTCTAAGAGCTTCTGCGCAATTCCAACCTGCCCACCTGATTCTAGCTCCATCAATCGTGCTTGAGATTCGCCTTGCGTTGCAAGTTTTTCGATAAGCCACTCAACCGCCGCGACGGGGAGCGTCGCACGCTCCACTTTTCCAGGTCGGGTCTCAGTGTAGTAATCAACTTTGCACCGGCCCCCGCCCGTAGGAATAAATCCACTCTCAGCCATTTGTAATTTCTTAAGATCATCGGCAATCATCATCTCAAGTTTCTGAATAACCTGGCCGTACATTCCCTGACGATCTGGCTCAAGAGTCAAAAAGTCCGCCTGGCAGATGCGGGCTTCCACACGTTTAAGAAGATACTTCTTATCTCCATATTGTGGAATGTAAGGATTATCGCCTCTATCAATCGCTAGGATCACGTTTGTCGCAACGTCATCATCAAGAGTCATATCTGAAAAGCTTTCCTTGAAATTCGCCATCGGAACCGTCCGAAGAAGCTTTCCCAGATCCTCTTTCTCAAGTTTATTTCCCATGTACTGAATTGCATGGTTAATCATGAGCTGTTTTCCAAGCATTGACTCAATATCGTCAGTCATCGGCATAACTTCGATCTTATACTGCACCGGAGTCGTCGTTTTAAACTCCTTGATGTTGATGTATTCCGATTTTCCAAACGCTGCCACAGCCATTTCTTCAGGATAATAAATTCTCGCTAACTGAAGTGAAGCTTCGCACAGCGAATTTAAAAGTCCTTGAAATTTAGACAAATAAACAACGTACTTGGCCTTTTCCTTCATCGACTTAAATAGCATCGTGAAAGGATCTTGTGTCTGATTCTCATTCTCAGCCATCGCCTCTTGAAGCATAACAGCCTCATAGAGTTCATTAATCTGTCCTGAGATGTACGTGTAAAACTGCTCCCCGTTTCTTCCCGCAAGTACAGTTGGAGCCATGCCAGACACCTGAATTCCCCGTACTCCCGGAAGAAGGGCTCCCGCTGTCATCTTAGCCCCTGTTTGATAGATGATCTTGTCATCTCCCATAGTGATCTGTGCGATAGCCGCCTGGCTCGATGCGCGGTTAATCTCAATCTGATAAGGCCTAGCTACTTTGATAATAGACGAGCAACGAGACGAAGTCTGCGTCTCATCAAACCCACACCAATGAATTGGAAAAGGAATTTCAAAAGGAAGTTCTCCCTCAAACAAAATCCCACGATCTGTAGAATAGATGTAGTATCCGGTCGGATAATCGACACAAGGACGAAAGTAAAACTCTCTCAAAAGAGTCTGACCCTTTACTTCGTTGTAGGTCCCTTTAACCCCATCAAAAACTTTAAACGTCTCGTCTTTTCCCTCTACGATAAATTTAAGCTTCTCAGGATCGTTACCAACCTTCGCCTTTAACTCCTCAGTATCAACCATTTTCCTGACACACATCCACCGCGCATCTTCAAAAGCTTTAGCATCTGGATCAATCAGTAGATTAAACGCAAAAACTCTTTCAAAAACTAAATCCCCCTGAAACACAGGCTTTCCCGCTTTAGGAGAACCGTCTTCGTTCATCTGTGGGACACCCATCTCGTCAACCTCTTGCTCCATATGCAAGAGTTTGCCCGCGTTCGGGTCCCAGAAAAGTTTTACCGCCACCTCCCCGATGTCGATAAAGTCCTTGGCATACTGGATAATCTTCTGATCCAGTTTGTGCCGTTGTCGAATATCATGCCAAACCGATTTATTCAGCTCCGCCGATTTAACATCCGACTGCTCCCTCTCATTCTTAGGAGCAGGAACGACACCCGGAGATTTGGATATGATTGAATTCACATACAGTTTAGAAATTTTCTGCATGTGATTTTTAGTTATTCTTAGTCTCTGCTCGCCCGTGAGATCCTTAGCATCTCGAAGCCTATTCCAATACTTCGATCCTGAATTTGCATAATGTTTGCCGCTAACAAGGAGAATGTTTGACCTAAATTCGGCAAACGTCTCTTTGTCTTTTTGTTCGGCAGAATCATAAAGTTGATTTAATTTATTCAGGTCCATCTTCGAAGCTAGGCTCATTGTCAATTTCCCCTTGTGCTACGAGCTCTTCATAGAGAAGTGGATTTTCAAGTTGTAAATTCTGAAGCTGAGTTTCTTTCAGAATCCGTTCCACTTCTTTAACTGCTTTGATTTCTTCTTCGTTGGGAGGATCGTCCGATCTCTCTATGGTGGGAGGATCAACGGGGAAAGGTGCGGGGCTTATGACCTTCGCATCAACTAGAGGCTCAGGGGTCTTTGAGCAGAACTCCAGTTCCAACCTTCCAAATTTTAAACGCAGGACGCCATGCTTACCTGCAGCTTCAATGATAGCCAAAATGTCTTCAGTGGCAAGACTATTGTTCAAACTGACTTGCCCAGAATTCAACTTCGTCTTCAACGTCATCCCCCGATTCTTTTGCATAAGGTCCAGTCTGTCGATAGTAGGCTTGGCGATCTTCTGCCGAGGATAGCGGTGCGGGCGGTGTCGGCATGTTTGCCACAAGAGCTTCAAGCCTTCCTTGTTCAAGTGCCGTCCAGTCCCATGGAATCAGCATCCACGCATAGCGAGTGGCATCTAAAAGATCATCCTGATTATGAGACGTGTCTGTTCTATTCGTTGTCGATAAAATCTCAGAGACAAGCTTTTCTATCTCAGGATCATTATTGTGAAGGAGAAGCATTCCATTTTTGAATAGCGCGTTGCCAGTCATCTCTCCCACATCGCGATTCTTAATTGCCGACTGAAAAGCTTCGCCATAAGAGGTAGCGATCGTGAAAAAATCCTTAGCCGCCCAATCATAAGCAGCGGCCTCAATCCGAAGACCCTTTAGCTCTAGCTGCATTTTCATGGTGCGGTATTGTGTAAGGACATCGCCCGCGGTTGTTCTGACATGATCTCCGCGCCAGGCAAAGAACACTCGTCCTTGAGTGTACTCTGGATTTACAGCAATAAAGGAAATCGCAGCTTTATGATTTCCCTTTCCAGAGCCGACGTCAACTCCTGCATAAATCTTCCAAGAAGGCGGAATCGCCATAGGCGAGACGCAGTTTTTAGGCTTATCAAAGGATTCATATTTGAGATTCCCCGCCGACGCAAATTTTCCATATATCCTTCTCTGGATATCTGCTTCAGTCGCACACCTAAGTTTTGCTCGAGCAATCTCGCTATCTGTCCACTTCGTAAGTGTGCCATCTTCAAACTCTTGACAATCATAAAGGGAGACCTGTTTCTTCCAAGCCGCGGTCTTTCTCTCTTCTTCCCCCACACCCTCCATAACGTCCCACCAAAACTTCTGCCCAAGGGTAGCAGTAAACACTCCTGACATGTACCCGTTGGTATCAGATAAGCGAAACTCAAGCTCTGTCATGTGTTCGACGGGTAGTTCCTCATCAAACGCCACATAGTAAACCGTGCCAGCTTGTAGGTTCGAAGTGTCTTGTGAATAAAAGCGGTACTCCCCCCGGATGCCGGAGTTAAACCGAATCCCGATGATAAGCCCCGCCTTTTTGATATGCTCCCACCCATATATCGCCCAAAACTCAGGATCTTCCTCACCCTCACGTTTAGGTAAAAGCGGAATCCATTTCGTCTCCCACTCCGTCTCAAAAGTTTTCGAATCAGGATAAAGATACCAAAATAAGTTAGGCTTCTTTCCTAGCGCAAAAGCACCCGGCCAAAGCTCCGGCCACAAGGACTGATCCGTCGCCCAATTTATCCACCGCCGAATCTGTGCTGTCGACTTTCCGATCTGATTCGCCGCTGTCATGTAGGATTCTTTTTGTCTGCACTCGTAGAATTCCCGAGACCACTTATAATGGGGTAAAGCGTAAAGGTGCGGGAGCCACTTCTTCCAGCGCTTCTGCTTCTCAAGATTCTCTAATTGCTTAAGCTTAAGCGCAGCTAGTTCATTCAAGCCGTTTTGCTTCCAGTAAAGGAGTAGCTTTGAGATCCCCTTCTATTTCCTTGATGCGGGCCTCAATCTGCTGAGGAGTCATAGCCACATCCCGCACCTCGGCTGTGTGGTTAATCTGACTCACCGCCTTAATCTCTTGGCGCTGAATCACTCCCCCTTTAATCCTGTCATCCATCATCTTATAAATCTTTAACTTCTGATTCAGAAGCTTATGATCCACTTTTCCATCTTCATCAATGTGAGGGACATCAAGGGTTTCATACATCTGCTTTAAGGCGAGATTGTGTATTCCTTCAGTGACCATTTTGTAACTATGCACAGGCAAAAGCATGTAGCTCACAAAACAAGGGTCTTCTAGGTAAACAAGAAATCGTGTGCCGTCGACAACAATTCCCTTATAAATCGCGAGCGTTTCCATCTGCGAATTTGTTCGCATCGCCCTATCGTACTCCTGCCAAAATGCCACCCTAAGGAGATGCTGCTCTCTCTTAGGTTTGAAATTAAATTTTTGGCGAAGCTGATCTTCTGGAACTAGGTACTGAACAGGTAAATTTTTAATAAATTCCTGTAGCTTCCCCACAGTCCTGAATACCACAGATGATTCGTTGTCTGGGTCCATGAGATCATCAAAGGTAGGAGGTGCTGTCTTTATCAAGTAGTCGTCTGAATGCTTTGGCTTGGTCATTAGGATAATGTTGCTCGATGCGGGATTTGGATGTCATGACGGAGCGCATAAGGATCATGGTGCGGGCGTGTTCGATATTTTCTCGTAACGCATATTGCTATAGCCATCCGCACCCCCTCCCACCCCTCCGGTGTGTTGCTTTAAAGCAATACATTGCAGCTGTGCATTAGATAGCAGGACGATAGGACAGCTATCACGCGTCACGCACCGTGGTCGTCCAATCCGCCACTATTATATAGTGCGGCCTGGAAGTCTCGAGACTAATAAACACCAATGAATTCAAGTACATGATACTAAAGAAAATAGCTGAAAGGTTTAGTATCACTTTTATAGATGGATACTTCACTTAAATTGATGGATCACGGTGCGGAAAATGTTGTGGTGCGGCGAAATCTGGTATGCATAAAACGAATGACGTTATTCATTAAATGCATATTAAGTATGTCAAACTGTTAAAATTCGTCGATAAGTTTTACAGCCCCCTATCTAGCTGTAAAAACTCAAGACTCAACCATCTCAACAAAAACTGTCTATAAGTTCTACATCCTTGGACCTGTCAGCTTCATTGAGAGCTCTAATGGGCCTGGCATTCACAATGCAATACCTATTTGCATGAACACACTTAAGGAACTCGAAAGAAGACTAAACGAAGAATGGACTAAGGCGATGGCTGCTAAGACCCAAGCCGAAGTCCAGATCCTAAGAGCCAAAGCTCTTAAGACTTATCATGCACTCAAACTTCAGAAGGAGATTTGTCAATGAACTACATCATAGAGATTTCAATGTTTTCCGTCTCAATTTCATGCGTCGTTATGTTCGGTTTTGGGATTTGCTAACTAAGAATTTATTTACCAATTAAAATAGGAGTTAATATATGAAACACAAGCTTAATAAAGATGCATATAAATCATATAAGATCGGCGTAGACGAAATTCAAGGTCTCAAGGCCGAAATGACTAAGGCTCTGAAGCCTGTACAAGACTCGCTTAAAAATAAAGTATATTGGAACGATTGTGAATTCAGCGATGCTGAATATAAGTCGCGAGACGGATTTATAGCTAATAAGCATAATTGTGGCGGTATTCAATTAGACTTAATAATCCCAAAATGCGAGGAGTCTAGCTTTGATTTCGTATCATTCGGAGAGCACGACGAAAACTGCGGCTACTACGAAAATGAACATTCCGTATGTACTTGCGGCGAAGATGACGGACTACTCGATGCACGTCTAAAAGTCTGGTTGAAATTCGAAGGCATCAATCCTGAGACTCAAAAACTTGATTTTTATTTAATTATGCATGGTGGAAACATGGACGCGCCGTACTTCAGACAGTCTGAAAACTATTTCGAAACTTCTTTTCAAGCATCAAGTGTTGCTGGAATTCAACGAGCTGCCTCGAAACACATTAAAAAACTTGTCAAAAAAATCAACGGAGAAAAATAAAATGAAACGCCGTCCAGAATACCAATTTATAAAACACAATTTCGCCACCTTCGACGAGCAAAATAAAATGTTTCCGAGTGAAAGGATAGTTGAATCTGACGGAGTTTATATCCAAAAAAATTTCATTCCTTGGGACCACGAAAGCGTCACGGTTGTCTTTTTTGTAGATGGTGCCAACGGGGATTCATACGGACAGTTTCCGACCCTCGAAAAGGCGTGTGTCAAATTTGCTGAAGTACTAAGTCTGCCAAAAACAGAACGTAGAAAGTTGGATGTATGAAAATCGAGGTGAAGGTTCAAACTAAATACGGGAGAGACCTGATATATCCAGTCAATGAACAGGCTCTGTATTTTACAGAGCTACTCATGACAAAAACATTTTCAATTCGAGAGCTCGGAATCATTCAGAGACTCGGTGGAGAAGTGATTCAGGTCGACGGTTTTTCAATTCTAAATATTGAGCAAGAGCTCAAGAAAGCGAGTTAACATGAGAGCGCTACTATTCTGTACGTTATTGGGACTTTGTGCCTGCAGCTCGATGCCAAAGCTGCAAGACCTTAATAGAATTTCGAAAGGTATGACTAAAGAGCAGGTGATTAAAGAGCTCGGAGATCCAGCGAGCATTGAACAGGACAAGGATTCAGAGCTGCTATTTTTCAACGTCAAGGATAACGGACAGATCAAGCCAAGACTTGTCGTGCTTAAGGATAACGAAGTTGTTTTTTCTGGCAAGCCGTCTCAATACAAGACAACTGAGGAAACGACTAAACAACCTGGCATTCAGGTCAATCCGACGATCAGTCCGGTGTTCAATATTGGTACACCACACACTGGAGCCACGAATGGACCTGCCATTGACAGCTCCAGCAGTGGCCAAGACGTTGCATCTAGACTAGACATGCTGAACCGACAGTACCCAGGCGTTGACCATCAGTGCTACAGCTCGCCGATTTATGATCTGCAAGGCCGTATAGTTCGAAACACGTTGAACTGCTACTAAGGAGTATTGATATGAGACAACTTAAAACTGCTGTATCGAACTGGGGCGCTGGACCTGTCGCATGGACCTTCAGCCTCTACGCTCTAGGACTTATATTCATTATCGTCTTTATGACTGGTTGTGGGGGCGGAGGTTCAAGCGCCGCAAAGGCCGATGGTTCAGCGGACTTTACCGACGTGGGTTCGAACCTTGCCAACGGGCAGTGCGAGACTCTACAGGAGAGCTCGACCTTGACCTCGTGGTTGATACCCGACGGTGCCGCAAGGACAAGATTGACCCAACTCCATACAAGGGTTGAGAGGTGCAAGGACTACGACATCGTCTACTTAAGGGCCTCTGGACTCGACGGTGGCTACTACGGCTATGACCTTAAGGACTTAAGTTGGCCCAAGGACCTAAGCGCCTCAAAGCCCATTCAGTACTGTCCGCCTCAATACCAGACGCTTCTTAATACCCCATGCCGAATAGGCTTAGCCTTTTGAAAGCACTGTATAGAGACATCTCGCGCGCGTGTTAACGCGAGATGCCAAAGACTCGAGACTACTTAACCAAGTTTCCAGTCGGACTGACTTCGATCTTTTCAGACAAAAAGTCTGACAAAGGCCATTTGTGTTTGCCGTCGTTGCTGCAACAAGTCAGCTTCATTTTCCCCTTTTCTAGTTCAAGTTGTCCTAGGACAACGATCGAACCTCCCCACTTGTCTTCTAGCGTCATGAGCAAACAATCCTTTTCGATTGTTAGCATCTGCGTTACTTTTGCCATGCGTCATCTCCATTTCTGCCCAAAATAGGGCGGTGGTAACCGTTTTTTGTGTTTTGGTAACCGAGAGTAACCAGCCCCGGTTACCTATATTCCCTAAGGATATCGGTGTCTTACAAAAAGGTAACCGGGTAACCGCTTTTTCGCCACATATCTTTACAGCCCTATATAATTATAAATTTTTCTTTTTATATTATTATTATTCTATACGTATCTATAAAAATATATATTGGTTACCTATGTCCAGGAGCAGTGCGTTATTCAATGATTTCAATAACTTAAGGTAGGTAACCAGGTAACCGGCATATACGGTTACCTCCGGTTACCTCGGTTACCTGCCCGCACCGTTATCCTTAAGGAACCCTCTCATCCTCCTCAACCCCCGCATCAAGAACCAAGCACTTCTTCACCACTCCCGATATTTTAACGGTTCTCTTCTCTGCGCCTTCGATCTTCGAAAGCGCATTAGCATAACCCTTATATTTCTCTGGAAGCTTTTTCCTTAACTCCTCAGAATTAAGCCAAATGGCAAGTTTGCCATCCTGCATCTTCTTAATCCCATAAACTGAAAGATCCTTATTCAAATCAGAAGCGACCAAATCAGAGATAGTAGAGTCACCTAAAGAGGTGCGCACAGAGCAGGAAAGAATAGCAGTCAGACAATCCTTATAGTCCTCTCCTTCAGTTTCCCGCACCAAGTCCCTAGAAACCACAACCTTATCAAGCAAAGCTTCCTCGTCCTTGGCGGCAAGATTCAGAAAAGCGCTAGCAGCGCCCACTAGAGCCCCGTAGTGCTGAGCCGACCTTGCATCCATTCTTCCTTCAAGCGAAGCTCTGAGCCGCTCCTGCGCACCAATAACAAGCTCTGCTCCGCCTTGCATAAGCCATGACATAAGTTCTAGGCTCCGCTCGCGGTTAAAAGACTGGGAAAGCTTTTCCTTAACGAAGTTCCACCCACTATCTTGCGCTTTGCGTAAATAAAGCATCTCGATGCGGGACTCGTCTGCGGGGTCAAGTTGAGCTGTGTGAATAGAAGACATACAAGCGTTGAATCTTGCAGTGAACTCAAGCGATTTACCTGAGGGGGTGCCTCGGCGAATGGGGCCTGATTCACTAGACGCTACGCGTAGCAGATTTAAAATGGGGCCTGAGTGTTTGCCTGGCTCGAACTCATCCATGATGACTGGGACTGCGTCGTTTTTGATGGTCTGTCTGATTCCCGCTTCACTGCTCTTATCGGCCCGCACCGTGGTCCAGGCTTCGAACATGGGCCTAATCACATACTCTAGGATCGTAGACTTTCCACTTCCCTTTTCCCCTGTGATCCAGATATGCGGGCGCCACTCTGTCACTCCGGCGAGGGGGGCCGCCACAAGCCAGCCAAGGAGAAAGTACTTATCCATTTCGCGGTCAAATCGGAGGTGGGAGAGGTTGGTGAGAAAGTGGGTGTTATCCTTAAGGACGGGCACGGGGTTTAGCTCGATATTTTGAGTGTAGACGTAAGAGGGGCCGTAGTCCCTAACCTCGCACCACTTACCTTGGTCCCACATCTTAGACCCGGTGTTCAGGATAATCCTTCCCTCGTGCTTCCAGAAGCCTCTACCCCTAAGGCTTGCTCGATCGAACAGCCCAGCAGCACAACACTTCTCTAGAATGTCACTCTTAGCGAGAAGCCAGTCGACCCCTTGTGGTGCGCCGCTCGTTGACAACTTAGGATAATGCAGTGCCCAATATTTTAAAGGAAGAAGCTTTAGAAGCTGCGTGTCGCTTGGCTCACTCACGGCCAGAATCTGGGGGTTCTGTGAACTCGAGAGAAAAAAGTCGGATTGATAGTATCCTAGACAGTGGACTTGCGGAGGTTTCTGTATTTTGTGGGAAGAAATCTGGGCTTCAGAAGTGCTCGCTGATAAAAGCCACAGGTCGTTCCAGTCAGTTGGACGTTTTTCGCTCATGTCCTCTGAAAAGAATGGTGCGAGGACCGTTGCAGAAACGAGGTCTGCTACTTCCTCAGCAGCTCTTAGACCAGTGTTCTGCTCTTTCCAGCAGTCATTGTCCGCAACTACAACCAGGGGATTACCGGGAAAGGCTTTCCTTACCGCCCTTGCGACAGGTCCCAGGTTCCCGGCATTCCATGCGACCACAACCAGACACTCACCCCGCACCTTGGTCCAAAGTGCCCGCACCGTCTCCCCCGTTGCCCAACCCTCACACACAAGAACCGGAACCGATTTACCAAGTGCTACTCCCGAAAGGTCAGATGAATGACCAAGGATACAGTAAGTCCCCTCAACCCTCTGGCCTGCGCAAAAAACTTTAAAGCCATCATCGGTGATTTGCTGATACCCGGTAAAACCCCAGTCACTATATGCAGGAATAAAAACACTGCTTCCGCCGTTTGTGTCATAGGCAAGCTTTATGTGCATTGAGGGTGTCACGCCCTTTTTTGTGACGTACTTTGATTCGTTTGATATTTTTAGCTTCTGCCACTCCTCGATGTATCTCGCACAAGATGCCCGTTGGTCGGAGAGTTTTTGTTTCATCAAAATAGCTGTGACTTTAGGATCTTCCTTATATTTTTCTGTACCCTCATCGGTTGAAAAAAAGAAGTCCTTGGCGTCATGCCATCTGTGAAGTCTTAAATAGGTGTGGTTATTTTTTACCTTCCAGACGTACCAGCCCTTGAAGGTTTTAACGTCGGAGATGTAGTAAGCACCGCCGTCGGTTTTGAATTTATAATTTTCCGGCAAGCCCGCTTCGAGAAGAAAATCCTTCAGTATCATGTGATCTCCAAAATCTTTTTTGGAGGAATGCTAAGGCCACGAATAATTTTCACAGCGTTTATGACAGACGGAGTTCTTCGCTCCTTTGTTATGTCACACAAGTAGGCTTGTGAAAGTCCTGTACATTTAGAGATTTGGAGAAAAGTGAGGTGTTTCTTCTCCTTATATTGGAGAAGAATTTTTCCGAAAGTCATGCTGTTTTTCCTTTTTCGCAGTTACGCAAAGTGCTTACTATTGACAAGCCTTAAATGCCCCACTACTTCTTGCAAGTGTTAACGTACAATGTCGGATAATTTAGGAAAAATATGGGATCAGCTTTCACTCACTGCTTAGATTGTGGACACATTGTAGCCAATAGACTTTTAAAAGAATGTGCAAAGTGCGAATCATTAAACGTAGAACAAGATGAGGAGAGAGAAAATGACATTGAATCAGTTAGCTTCGAAGATTGCCAAAGCCGAGGGGAAGAAACACCAAGCGACGATTGGTGATATCCGGGAAATTCTGAAAATTATTGTAGATCTTAGTTTCGAAGCTTCTTTTGGAAATTCGCCAAACGAGGTGGCGTCTCATGCAATAACAAAAGAAGTCTATCGTAAAGTGAAAAAGGTAAAAGTACTTAAAAGGTCTGCGATGCAGGACAATTTAATTCTGGCTTTTGAACCATAAATTTATAGATGTAGGTTGAAGAAATGGAATTGGTTGAAAGAATTAAGGAATATGTCATTTCCGGGTACTCCATGACTTACGCTGTGAAAAAGTGTGGGCACAATATTAATGCGGTAAAGACGCGGAAAATCTTGATGGAAAACGACGAATTCTTTTCCTTTTATGTAAGCTACATGCTGTGCCAAGGACAGGCTTCAGCGAAGCTCAAAGTGCAGGCACTTCGTAGATTTGGCGAAGAAAGAGTTGAGAAGATGATTCTAGATTCGCGTGCCGGATATAACAAAAAACCGTTTCCCAGGATTGGCTGTATGGATTCTCGGATGCGCTTAAGTGAGAAGACGGCCCCACAGAATTAGAACAGGAGATGGGAAGATGAGAACAATATCAGAACAAGAGTTGAAAGACATTCTTGATAAACACGGAAAGTGGCTTCGCGACGAAGAAGGTGGCGAGCAAGCGGACCTGAGCTATGCGAACCTGCGCTATGCGAACCTGCGCTATGCGAACCTGCGCTCTGCGGACCTGCGCTATGCGAACCTGCGCTATGCGAACCTGAGCTATGCGGACCTGAGCTCTGCGGACCTGAGCTATGCGAACCTGCGCTATGCGAACCTGCGCTATGCGAACCTGAGCTATGCGGACCTGAGCTATGCGGACCTGAGCTATGCGAACCTGAGCTATGCGAACCTGCGCTATGCGGACCTGAGCTCTGCGGACCTGAGCTCTGC